AATATTTTTAAAATTATTTTTTTCATAGCATTTTGATGATTAAAGATGTTAAAACACAAATGGCGAATCCAATAAAGGATGCAAATGTGATTTTTAAACTGTCCGATTGTTGGCGATTTGTTCGCCCTTGTCTTGATCTAAATTGTCTGATTTTTTTCATTTTTTATATTGTTTTATACCGCAATATATAAAAATATTTTTAATTAGAAAGTTTAATGCAAAAAAAAGGGATCGAAATGATCCCCTTATTATATTTACTTTGTAATTATATTAAATTATTAGCGAAATCAATTGCCTGATCCAATGTAAGATTATCAGCCATTATTGTAGCTTTTTTTGGAAAATTAGTTTTTGTTTTCCAAACCGTATGACTTGAATCTTCATTATTTGTTGATCCAACAATTGAAATTTCAATATTACTATATATAGAATGATTTAAAGATTGTTCGGTTGTTACTGATATTCTGTTTTCTTTTTGGTTTTCTTTAGTAAAAGTTTTTTGTTCTTTTGTGTAAGTCGGAAAAATTGATTCGTAGTTCATAATTTCTTTGTTTTTGTTGATACAAATATAAAACATTTTTTCTAATTAAAAAAATATTTTCAATAAATAATAAAAAAAAAGGGAACAAATATGCTCCCTTAATTTTATAACGCCAATGATTATGAAGTTTCCATTGATGTTTTCGCAGTTGAGAATGTTCCCTGAACGATAGCATTTGGCAAATAATTTGTCAAAGCAACTCGTTCCTGAACTCTTACTGTTACAAAACCATCTCTGAAGTTTGTGGAATCATCTCGGCTAAATTCAACTGCAAGATTCTCACGAATCCAAAGTTGAGTTGCTTGTGCAAGATTTCCGACCAAGAACTTCCCGGATGTTACTGCAGTATTTACAACGATTGGAATTCCCATAATTGTTGGTTGCAATCCGCTGAAAATTTGCTGTTTCAGATATTCATTCGCAGTTGATTTCAACAACGTGATTTTGTGTAAATCCGTTGGATTCAAAATGATCGAATCACCTTGATAATTCGCCAATGATAACTGATTCAAAGCAGCAACTAAAACATCATATTCGTTTGCACTTTCTACCGATTGATAAAAAGCAGCAGAAGAAGATGTATCAAATGCAGCACCATCAGTGAATAAGCCATCTAAATTTGGAGATGAACCATCACCATTCAAAATCTCATTATCCTCAATTGATAAGATTTTACCGGGAACTCTTGCAGAAAGATAACTTGATAATTGTGGAGTATCTGCTAACATTTCCTCTGTGATTCGCATAAAGGTACCAATCTTCTCAACGTTTACTGATGTTGCAGTAATATCGAAATCGGATGCACCTAATGTACTACCTTGAGCAGTTGCAGCACCTCCATCATCATATGCAGACTCTTTTGGATAGCGAATCGTTTGTGAATCTGTTGATCCGTTTGGAATCAATTGGCGAATATGTGTCGCTCTTGATGGATCAAATTTGATTGTTGGCAAAACTGTCTCTTGTGCAACGACTCCTGTATAACTGTTCGCCATTGTCATATCACCCGCCTTAATTTCAAAACGACTTGCATTCGCATTACCCTTAATGATGGAATCAATTGCACCTTCATTAATAGCTTTGTCCAACGCCCCTTTGAATGTTGTCGGCTGATTTGAAGCAAATTTTTTGTTTGCCATTTCGATGGCATCAATACGATCGTTTGCCTCTTTGTTTTTAGCAACAAACTCATTTGTCAAGTTGCTGATTTCACTTTTTAAAGATGATTCAATTTCACCCTTTGCATTGTCTTGGGATTGCCCAAATGCTTTTTCAATTTTTGCATCTACAATATCTCCGATTTTGTCGAGATGCTTTTTTACTTCTTCGTTCATTTTTTTTATTTTAACGAATTATACAAATATTTAAAAATCTCGTTTTGATCATCTTTTGTTTCAATCGGCTCTGTGGATTGCTCCGGCAAAGTGATCAAATCGGAAACCGATGATTTCAACTTTAATAATTCACTTTCGATGGCGTATCCAAGTTCATCTGATATATCGCCCTTCCTGATAACTTTAGATAAATTATCAAATCTTTTTAAGAACAAATCTTTATCAATGTTCCCCTTTACATTCATTATCATCGCTTGATCATTCGCAGCCAATGTAACCGCAGAAATCTCAAACAATTTACATTCTGTCAATTCTCTGTAAGAATCTTTTTGCTCTTTTTGGATTGGTAAAATACCGACTGAATTTTCGGTGATCACTCCCGCTTTCATCAATTCGATTACATCTTTACCAAGTTGTGTTTTTGGTACCGATGATTCGAACATTAAACCTTTTTGATCTTCATATAAATTAACCATATTGCCCAAAGGTTTATTCATATCGTGTTGATACAAATACTTGACTCTGTGTCCATTTTCTTTGATTGTTTTGGAATATGCTCCCCTCCTAATGATATCGCCATCAGAATCAACATTACCAAAAATAGAACCATAACCTTTTACAATACCCGCTTTTTCATCGGCATCGACCAAATCTCCAAGCATTGTCGATTTATAAAGCATTTTATTCATATTGCAAAGATAAATAATTTCTTAATTTAAAATTTGGAACAAAAAGAACAGGATTGAAGGAGCGACTGTATAAATTATATCTTTAATCGATTCAATATAAACGAACGTGATTCCGAATGCCTCCGCTCGAATGTAATCAATCGCTTCTTTAAATATAGCAACTAATGAAACAATCAAAATTCCACCCCATCCGAATGCTAAAACAAAAAAGAACCCCAACATTGTTCCGTAAAAAAAATGTAAAAGTTTATCCTTTGCGATTATTGGCAAATTTTTTAAAAGTCTATTTATCATATTTATTTATTTATTGTTCAAAATCATCTTTGTGAATTGGCACAATCCTACATCGGCAATTAATATTATTTTCTGCCTTTACTCCGCTTCCGGGATGTGTCAAATTTTCCCCACCAACATAAAATTTTTCATTCCATTCAGCAGTTTTTCCGTTGGCTTCAATATGTGTATCTCTTGTTCTGTTATCCCTTGTCGCAATCCATTCTTTCATTAAATTATCCGCTCCATACATATCATTGTTTGTCCTCCAAATGGCGTTATTCGCTGCATTAATTGATTCCGTTCTAACCACTCTTCTTGCTTGCCAATCTGCATAACCATCGAATTTAGCTTGTAATATCCTTCCCGCTTCACGTTCATTTAACGCTTGAAATTCAATATCCTTAAGTAATCGTTTTAATGTGTTTTCAAGTTGTTTTTTTGCTGAACCCTGAACCAATCCACCCCTTGCTTCTGATACCTTTAAACCAACATCTGCGAAATACTGCCGCCAAACGTCATCATATCCCGAAACATTGAATGGATTGGGGAATGCGTTTTGAAACCTATTGACCGAAAATGATGCGAATCGCATACCTAATTTTTGATATAATGTTTTATATAATTCACGAATATCTACCAATTTGAACAAACCATTAAAAGCATTCGTTTGTCCGGTTGCTTGGAATATTGAGATACCTAAACTATAATTGGATTTATACCAAGATTTCCAACGGGATATTTCAATGTTTTCTCCCTTTTCGAGTTGATCTTCGAAATCATCGTAATAGTCATCCAAGTTTTTAATCATCTTGATTCGCAGTTCGTTTCGCCCAAGATACCATCGCTTTACCTCCCCACAAATTATAAGCTACATAACCTTTATCTCTCCATGGTTCATTTTTAAATTTTGGATCAATCTTTGCGTTTTCCTCGTGTCTTGCCAAAAATGAATTAATCCTTTTGACTGTATCCAACGAAATGGATTCACGATTTGCAAGTTGATTGGCACGTTTCCATCCTACCTCAGTTCCTCCACGAACAACATCCCTTCCATATTTCTCACGCCATTCCAACATTCGTTTTGCATTGTTGGTTGCTGATTGTGGATAGTCATTAAAACTATCTTGTTTTTTGTTGTACTTATTTTCTTCTAAGGCGTTTTCGTATTCTTCGTGAGATTCAAATGGCATATAAATTGTTTCTCCATCATAAGCATGGGAATGGAAACCACTTCCACCCAATGCTCTTGCTCTTTCTTCCGCTTCTTCCTGTGTTGTATAAGCATCAGGTAAATTTGGAACTTTTGATTTTGTTTCCTTTTTCGATGACATTGGATGACCGCTTGGCAATAAATCTTGATCGTGTTTACCCGATCTAAACTTCCCATTTCTCAAAGCGAATAAAAAGGAGTTTACCCTTGCCATTGCCCATTGCTCAGGAGATGAAACGTTTGGTCTTACTGAAGATGGATTTGTTCTGTATGCTCCAATACCACGAACGTAAACATCAGACAAAACACCGGGCGTTGTTCGTTTACTTTTTACATCGCCAACCTCATCATTATGTTCATCCGCTTTCTTTTTTAATGCAACTTTTACTTTATCGCTTATTTTGGCTTTTTCTTCAGATTTTAGCATTCCTTCAAAATCAAAGTTTAATTCCGTTGGTTGTGGAATATCAACTTCGTTCGACAATGGTAAAAGATTTGCGGGAATGTAATATTGATTCATTTGCTCATTTTCATCATCTGCACCGAATGACATCGCTGACCTTTTTTCGTTTGGTGTTATCCACCACGCCTTCGACATCTGATCAACTACTTTATCCATCTCCTCCTGAAGTTCCGGAATTACTGTAAAATCAAAATCGATAAATAAATTGTTTCCGAATTGTGGAGTCAACCATCTGTTCAACTCATCACGAATTTTTAACATTTCAGGAATTACCGCATTCTGATACAAGGCTTTTTTTGCCTCCTTCATATTGTTGTAAGTTGATGAATCTGTGTTGTTTAATAACTGAACAGGAACATTGTAAATATTACATAAATCCTTAATTGATGCATTGTACTGTTCCAACAATGATAAATCTGAAGCATTTAACCCGAAATTAATCCACGATAATTTTTTGGAAGATAAAACAACATCCCCGGCATTATCTGAACCTTGGTATTGTTGGCGAAATTTCTCTTTTAATTGCTTTGCTTGAACTTCATTAATATCACCCTCATCCGACATTAAAACCCCTCTTGCAGTTTGATTCTGCAAATATCTTACTCCTGTGGTCAATGCTTCATTATTTGCATCTAATGACCTCAACCCCGCTTTCAATGGACTCATTCCGTACAAATGAGATCCTGTACCATCATAGTAAGGATTAAAATCCTTGATATGACAAACTTGATCTGCATCAATTCGAATCGTACCATTATATTCCAATGTATATTCTTTTACGGGATTAAAAATACCTCCTGAAACAATCTCCATTGATTGTGATGGCAAAACATACAATTCACGATATTTCCCCGCATTCGATCCACTATCAGGAGATATTCCCCAAATAAATCTGTTCCCTGTTAAATTTCCATAAGCGATGATTTCAGTCAACCAAGTATTATAAGATTGTGCGGGATTTGGTCTTTCGAGCAACTCGTGTAATTCAGTACCTTCCAATTCAATCATCGAATTTTTCTGAATCAATTTTGCGTTATGCATTGCCTGTGGATTAAAATCGCCTGATGTTAATGCCTTGTATCTTTTTAAATCATTTTGTTTTTCAACCTGATAAATCTGAAAAGGAATTGTTGTTGCTGCCTTCGTAATCAAGTTTACTATTGAATAAATCGTTGAATTATATCTGTACCCTTTGTTTATGTAAGTATCATCGTTTTCAGGATTCCAAACAATTGTATCCCCTAAATAATTATAAATCGCTCTATTAAACTCCTCGTTTGTTTTCTGCGAGTTCTTGTTTAAAATCCCTTTAAACCTATCAAAAAATGATGCCATTTTGCTTTCTAATTATACAACAAAGATAAAAATTAAACGACAAAGAAATCACGCATAAGATTACGTTCAATTCCATAAGCAGTTAAATCAATATGCTCATCGTGTATTGCGTTCGGAAATGTGCTGACTTGTTTTATAAAATGTTCAACCCAACTTCCATTAATCAAAAAAACCCGACCGCCTTCGATATATGGTGATGATGCTCTTGCTCTTTCTATTTTAGACATCTTAACAAAATCTGTTTTTATCTCTGAAACATTCAATCTCGTTTCATTTCGTAATAATTGAGCCAATGACTTACCTGATGCTTTCGGTTCGATTAATACTTGTGATATTTTCACATTTACCGATTTTATAAAATTTGGAATAAATGTTTTTAAATCCGGCATTTCAAGATATTTATCTATAGATTTTAAGATGTAAAAGTTTTTCCCATCCGATCCACTAATTTGTATTCCTGTGGGATCGTTTTGGGTGTTTGAAGTATAAGCACCATCAATAATCATTTCCCAATTTACTCCGCTTGGAATTTCCGATTTATTGATAATATTAAACCATTCTCTTTTCCATTCGCCTCCCTCTAATGGCGATGGTTCTTGAAGGTATTGCCCGGCAAATACAAACCTATCCGCTTGGCGTAATGATTCAAGTTCAGCAAAGTTTTGTTTTTCACTCCACAAAGGAATATTATTTTCATCTAACGCTGATAATTTTAAATGATGCCATTTTTCCCCACTTCCACCATTTAATAAAAACCCTGAGAAATCTTCCTCGTGTAACCTTTGCATGATCACAATGATTGGAACATTTCGGTCATTTGTTCTTGATCTAATTGTTGTATTGAATCGGTTGTTTATAAAATTTCGCTTTACATCACTTAAAGCATCATCAGGCTTTAATGGATCATCTATTATTATTGCACCGCCATTTCCTGCACCAAATCCGGTGATTGCTCCACCTGATGCAGTTGCATAAACTCCACCACCTTCATTCGTGTACCATTTCTTTTTTGATTGCGAATCCTTTTTTAAGTGTACATTCCAAATTATTTTAAAGGAATCGGAATTTATGTAGTCTTTTGTTTGTGATGAATTATCCAAAGCTAATGCATCTGAATAACTTAAATGGATAAATTTTGATTTTGGATTTTTGGCGATGCACCAAGCCATATACATTTTGACCGCAATTTCTGTTTTGCCATATCTCGGAGGAATATTAATTATTAATCGTTTTATTTCCCCTTGATAAACCTTTTCTAATGTATAGCAGATTTGTTCGTGAAATGCTACAAAATTAAATTTT